GAGGTCCCATAGGACGTGGCGCCCGCGACGGTTCCGACCGCGGTCAGCACACCGGCCCCAGCCAAGGCGGCACCAGCACTGGTCGTCGCTGTCGCCGTAACGGTGCCCGCTCCAGCCAGGGAAGCCCCAGCCCTCGTGGTTGCCGCAGCGGTCAGGGTGCCTGCGGCCGCGAGCGCGGCACCTGTTCGGGTCGTGGCCAGCGCGGTGACGGTGCCGGCGCCGGTCAGGGTCGCGCCGACGATCACCGTGGCGGTCGCCGTCATAGTCCCGGCGCCGGTCAAGGTGGCGCTGGCCGAGCCCGAGTTCGTCCCGGTCGCGGTGAGCATCCCAGCACTGGTGATGGTGGCCCCGGCGCTGGTGGTGGCGAGCGCCGCGACGGTTCCTGTCCCGGTGATGGCCGAGCCCGCCGCCTGGGTCGCGGCAGCCGTGACGGTCCCGGCACCAGTGAGCGTCGCGCCGGTCCGGGTCGTCGCCGTCCCGGTCAGGGTTCCGGCACCCGCCAGGGTTGCAGTGCCACCGATCGTGGCCGAGCCTGTGAGCGTCCCAGCGCCCGTCAGGGTGCCGCCGGTCCGGACAGTCGCAGGGACCGGGCCCAGCGTCCCCACGCCAGCCACAGCTACGCCGGTGACCGTTGTCGCGGTCGCCGCGAGGGTCCCGGCACCAGTTGCCGTGGAACCGGCCGCTGTCGTCGCCGCGGCCGTCAGAGTTCCGGTGCCGGTCAAGGTGGCCGAGCCCTGGATCGTGGCCGTCAGATCCGAGCCGGTACCCATCCACGGGGTGAAGTGGCCCGGGCCGCGGCCGCGGGAACCGGGCGGCATCTGCACCCCGGCCGTAGGCCCCGGATCGGCAGCGGCGGCACCGGCAGGCAGGACCTCGACCGCGACCATCGCCGACCAGTCGACGGTCACCGAGTAGCCCATCGACACGGAGCCGCCGGTGCCCGCCGCCGTCGCCGCGGCGTAGTTGCCGGCCGCTGTCGCCGTGTTGCCGTTCAGCAGCGAGCGGAGCGTCTGCGTCGAGCTGGAGACGAAGCTGCCGGTGGCAACGCAGTCGACGACGACGCTGGCGCTGCTGGCCGTGGTCACCGCATCGGTGACGGTGCCCGTGTCGGAGATGCTCGTGACCGGCGTCCCGACCGGGGTTGTCTGGTCGACCCCGGTCAGGGAGGTCGCCGCGCCGATGATCCCGTTCGCCGAGGTCGTCGACAGGGTGATGACGACGTTCCCGCTGGCAGCGGGCGCCACGAGCCCGTACATCGCCACGTAACCCGCGGTGCCGTCGAAGGTGTGCCGCAGACCCAGCGGCGACATCGCCGTCCCGGCGTAGGTCACCGAGGACACGGTCACCGCGCCGTCCGGCGACGTGCCGACAGCGAAGCTGACGACCAGGTACTTGTTTGCGCCCGAGCTGGTCGCAGCGAACGTCAACGACGACGCGACACCAGCGACGTTCGCGGCGGTCGCACCCGGCGAGACGGTATCGACTGCGACAGCCACGACTCACCCCTCCCGCAGACCGTCCAGCAAGCGGGCCGGGATCAGGTGATCAGCTTCACGCTGATGTCGTTGCAGGTGATCGTGTTGCTGGCGTTGGCTGTCCCCCACTGCGCGCCGATCGAGATGGCCTTGGCCGCGGTCGTGTCGATCGTGACCGTCCGCGCCGCAGCCGTCGCCGGCATGTGCACCGTGCTCGACGCCGTCAGCGACGTGCCGAAGTTGACCCGGCCCTGACCGTTGATCGACCCGGACGTGCCCACCGCCCGGACCACACCCCGGTAGGTCAGCATCCACGGCCACGCCGCCGCCGCCGACCCGGTCGTCGTCGCGGCCGTCGCAGCCAGAGCCACCCCGGCGACCAGGCCGTAGTACACGCCGAGCAGAAGCGTCGGCGTGCCCGTGGTCGAGAACTGCCCGAACGCGGTCACCTCGACCTCGGAGCCGATCTCCAGCATGTTCGCCGGGATCACGATGGGCGGCGTCGAGCTGATGTCCGTCAGCGTCGTACTGTTCGCCAGCGCGGTGCCGTCCGCGATGTGGAACGGCGGTAGCGGCGCTACCCAATACTGGCGGCTCATGCCCGCGCACCCCAGACCAGCAGCCAGCCCGCGTCATCGGACAGGCCCGTCGTCGAGAACGTGACCACGTTCCCGGCCGGAGCCGCGAGCTTGTCCGCCTTCGCTGTAGTCGTCCACAGCACTATCGCCAGCTTCGCGGACTTGAACCACTGCGACACGTCCAGGGTGTCCGCCGTGTTGACCCGCTTCACCGCGAACAGGCCCGTCATGTCAGTCCGCGAGTCGCCCATCACGAAATCGACCTGATCGGCCGCCAGGACAGCCATCAGGACAGCCCGATGACGATGGCGTTGACGCCGATCTGGAACGTGTTGCCGTTCGCAATGCTGATCGGCTGACCGTTGAAGCTGCCGAACCACGTCCGCAGCCCGGCCGAGTCCATCAGGTCCGGCGACACGATCGACCACGCGCCACCCGAGGAGTTCGTCCACGAGAGCGCCGTCGTCGCAGGCAAGGTCACGTTGCTGCCCGCCGAGCTGGCCGTCGACTGCGTGGACAGCGCCTGCCCGCCCGGCGTGTACCCGGTACCCGTCAGCTCCGTCCCGGCCGCGCTCGCCGAGGATGCAGTCGACGCGAGGCGGATCTTCATCGCGCCAGCACCCAACGCCGTCCACGTACCCGGCACCCCAGCCGCACCAACCGGGGTCGTCGCGTTCAGCATCTTCGACGCCATCGCCTGATCAATCGCCGCCATCAGACCTCTCCATCCTCAGTCGCGGCAGCCTCGATAGCCTCCGCCAGGTCGCTGGTCGCTTCCATCACGATCGGCCTCGGATCCGACGCGATCACATTCCCGTCCGGGTCCAGCACCCGCCAGCCCGTGAACTCCTCAGGCGCTGGCACGCTCACGCCTCGGTCTTCGATTCGGCAGCAGTGGTGGCTTCGGTGCCGGGCCGGGCGCGACGGCCCTGCGGCACCGACGACCGCGCATCGGGCGTCTCCTCAGCCGCGGCGGCACGCTTCTCGGCGGCCTCCTGCTTCACGCCGAGCTCGGCCAGCTGCCGGTCGATCTTCGCGACGCGCGTGGTGTTGCCGTACGCCACGCAGTTCGCGCGTTCCTGCTTCAGCGCCTCGACCACCTGAGCCGGGGCCTGATAGGGGATCGGTTCGTAGCTCATGCGAAGGTCCAGACGTCGCAGGTGTTGGTCACGTTCGTGTTGGCGCTGTAGGTCATCCGGACGTACCGCCACGGCATGTCCGTGATCAGGATCTTGTAGAGGGTCGTCGCGGTCGTCACCACGAAGGTCGCCACGCTGATCGTGGTCGGGGTCGCCGAATCCGCGTACGGGGCAGGGAACCAGTTGGTCCCGTCCGGCGAACACTCGATCGCGTAGGTGCAGGTCGGGGTCGCCCCGATGGTCGTAGTGACCTTGACCAGCGCCGGGCCGCGGGCACCGCCGCGGTCGGCGATGTTCGTCGACTGGCCGTTGCCGGTCTGTGCTGAACTGAGACTCGCAGCGTCCGGCACCCCGCCGACCGGTGTCGCGTCAACCGTTGCCATCTCGCCTCCATTCAGGAGGCGTGAGCCTCCAGGTATTCGAGAACCTTCCGGAACATCTCCGGTGAGTCACCGAAGCGCCCGAGCATGAGATTGTGCTCAGGGCACAGGAGCCCGCGGACACGGCCCGTCTCATGGCAATGATCGACATGCAGGTAGGTCCGGTATCGACCCGTCATAAGTTCCTCAGGCTTTACACCACAGAGCGCGCAACCGCCGCCTTGCTCAACAAGGATGCGATCATAGTCCACGGCGCTGATTCCGTACTTGCGCTGTAGGTGCTGCTCGCGTCCATGGCCACTCTCTTTGCGCTCTGTTTCCTTGCATTTCTGAGAGCAGTAGAAGCTGACGCGGCGCCCTTTCGGCCGGTACGACGCCCCACACTGAATGCAGTTGCGTGGGGCGTCGTCCGCGCCGTCCTTCGGTGTATAGCGACCTCGGTGCCACTCGCGGAAGCACTGCTTACAAGGTCGCTTGATCTGTCCCTTGCTCCGATAGAAACCAGATGGCGGCCAGGATTCACCACATTTGCTGCAAAGGACGAGTCCTTCTCCCATGCCACCAGATTATCAGAAATACGGTGGCAAGGATCAGAGCTTTAAAACACAGGTGCGATGAGGCCCGTGCCGGTGATCTCCTGGTGACTGTTCGCGTACCGCCGCAGCGTGTACGCGAAGTACCCGTACAGCACCAGCAGCACCCCGAGCGACGCAGCGGACGGCTGCTCGGCCCGGATGAACTGCGGTGCAGCCGGGTCCTCCCACAGGAACGACTCCTCGGACGGGGCGACCACGATCGAGTCCTCGGTGCCGCCGCCCAGGTTCGTGGGCAGGTTGTTGTCGGTGATGACGACCATGCCGTTCGGGAGCAGCCCACGGAACCCGGACCCGTACCGCTCGGCGTAGCTCACGCCGGCGTTGTAGGCCGCGAGCCCCTGGTTGCCGATCATCGGCCAGGTGGAGGTCATCTCCTTGCTCAGCCAGTACCAACGCCGCGAGTGCATGACCACCAGGTCGGGGTTCGCCTGCCCGAGCAGGGCAGCCTCCGAGCCGGACGCGCCGGCCAGGATCTTCGGGTACAGCTCCGGACCGGTCGGGGTGGCATCGACGTACGCGACGTCAGTGGCGATCGCAAGGAGACCGGTCGTGGCCTGGTTGATGATCGTCGAGTCGAGAACCGTGGCGTACCGGCGCTGCAGGTCGCTCATCACGACGTCCTCGATGCCGATGCCGCGGTCGATGGCCTGCCGGGACAGCAGCTGCTGGCCGGCGGCGGTCTGCACGTTCTCGGTGAGGATCGTGTCGTCGATCGACGTCGCGCTGACCGCGGTGAGTTCCGTGGCCTGCAGCGCCGCCGACGTCGCCGTGGTGATCCGCGAGATGTTGACGGTCATGCCGTCCGGGGGCAGCGGCAGCTTCGTCATGGCGTCCGCGAACGGGCGCCGGGCGGCGACCGCCGGGGCGTACATGTCGGTGAGGTACTGAGGGACGACCAGGCCGGTGAACGCGCCGCTCGTGGCATCGCCAGCGGCACGCTGCATGTACTGGCCGCGTTCGACCCGCTCCTCCTGCATGTGCCGCACGAGGCGCGTCTCTGCCTCGATATCGCGGTACAGGTACTGGTTGACGACGTCCCGGATGAACGGGCCGCCGCCGCGGGCGTTGCCCTTGTGGTAGGTCCGCTCCTCCTGCCCGACCCGGGCGACCCGGTCATAGGCGGGCTTGGCCGCGGTGGTCTTCTTGTCGACCGCCCCGGCGCGCTGGTTGAGGGCCACGTCGGTGGCGTCCTCGCGGGCCTTCGCCTCCCGCAGCTGCGCGATCCGCTTGCGGATCCCGACCAGGTCTTCCTCGGCGCGGGTGTGGTTCTCCATGGCCGAGGTGACGCCTGCGTCCTCATCTTCGGTCAGCTGGGAGCGGCCCTCACGGCGGGCCCGCTCGTTGATGTACTTCACCTCGGCGAGCGCCTTGTCTCGCCGCTTGGTGGTCTGGTCCTGCTCGACTTCCGCCGACAGGATCAGGTCGTCGAACGTGGTTGCCACGTCGGCTCCTTCGATGGTTGGGGTGAGCTGGGCGTGCCTCACTCGCCACCACCGGTCTGATCTGCCGGCTCGTAGCTGGAGAGTCCTTGCGCTGGCCTGGCCCGGTCTGAGTGCCGGGCGGCCGGGTCGTGCAGGTCAGGCCATCGGGCCCGTCGGGTCCATGCCTTCGTCGACCTCATCCGGGTCGGGGTCGGGCAGGCCGAGCATTGAGGCGAGGCTGGTCTGCGCGGCGTCGAGCGCATCGTCTACGTCGCAGAACGCCTCACAGATCGGGTCGAACACGGCGTCGGCCGCGGCCAGCTGCACCAGCAGCGCCTGCAGCGTCGACGTCTCGGCGGGCGACAGGGCCCGCTGCTGCATGGTCACGGCGAGGCGGCGCAACTCACGCCGGAACTGATCCTGCGCAGCCACGGACACCGCCCGGGTCCTCGGCACGACCCCCGGCGCCGCAGCGATCCGCACCTCAGGGATCGTCGCCAGCCACGCATCCACCGAACGCGTGGATCGGCCGGACGGCTTCGGCTCCGGCTCGGGCGCCAGGATTCGGGTCGGGGCCAGCTCGATACGCCGCTGTAGCCGGCCCAACGCGGCCTGCGCGGCGCCGGCGGGCAGGTGGTCGATGTCGGCCATCACCTCACGCGAGCGGGCCGCGATCGAGGTGTAGGGGTTCGCGCCGTAGTTGACCGCGCTGACGTCGCCGCGGTTCAGGTCAACCTCGGTGATCGAGTACTTGGTGTAGTCCTCGTTCCAGCTGGCATCCGTGATCATGAACGCGAAGGACATCTCAGTGATCAGCTGGTCGTCGATGGCCGAGACTAGGTCCCGGACGTCCTGCCGCTCCGGGTTCAACCACGCCGACGACCGCAGTCCCAGCGCATCCGTCCCCAGCTCAAGGCTGCCGTTCGTCGTCCGGGCCATCGTGATGCCCTTGTGGTTCACCAGGAACGCTACGTCGGGCTTCGCGGCGAGTGTCGCGTCGAACGCGCCGCCCGCCACCTCCTCCTCGTACGGGCCGAAGAAATCCCACATCTCGTACGCCCGGTCCGTGATCGAGGCGTACCCGTCGAGCTGATGAAAGTCCCGGCCGTCCTTCTGGACCAGCTTCGCCCGCATCTGCGCATCGAACGGCACCGACCTGGCTCGGTCCCCATCGTTCGGAGCCTGCTTACGTGCCTGCGCGGCAGGCATCCCCGCCAGCGCCGCCGCACGCCGCGTCGCAGCGTCCCGCAGCACGCGCCCGTCCGTCTCTGCCATGGTCAGTCCCTCACTTCGTGGCCGGCTCGGTCGACGGGTCCATCGACGGCGCGTTCGGATCGGTGACCAGAGACTCAAGCTCGGCCGGCGCGATCGTCTCGGTAATGCGCCGCTGGGTGAACAGCCGCTCGAACTGCTCGATCTGCGCCTCGGTCAGCGGCGGCCGGTTGTACAGCTCCCGACCCTCGTCCGGGGTCAGCATCCGCTTGTCGATCTGCTGGCCAAGGACGTTCGCCTGCGTCTCCGGGTCCAGCCGCAGCAACGCGGCGGTGTTCAGCTTCACGTAACGCGGTGCCGGCAACAGCCGGGACAGGGCCAGCTCGCGCCGGTTGACCGCAGGACCCAGGTTCAGGATCAAGAACTGCAGGTTCCGCTGGGTGATGTTCGCGTAGGTGATGCTCCCGGTGGCGACTGCCGCGTCGATCAGGTCCCCCGGGCAGCCGAAGAACCGGGCCACATCCCCGACGGAGAACTTCCGCTCATCCAGAAACGCCAGCTGCGCCGCGTCCGCCGCGCCCGGCGTCCACTCCCAGTCCCTGCCCGTGACGAACACGTCCCGGTTCTCGACCGCCGCCTTGAACTTGGCCTTCGCCTCATCCATCGTCGCCTGCGGGATGGTGTCGAGCACTGTGTGCCGCAGCGTGCCGTTCGGGTGACCGCCGTTGAAGAACTCCAGCCCGAACTGCTGCGCCGACAACGACCCGCCGATCGACCACGCCGCATAAGCCACCGGAGACAGCCCGACCGGCCAGCCCGCGACCGTGAACTGCCGCTCATGCCACACCTGATCCGGCGTGTACTCCTTCTGATCGATCTTGTACTTCAGGACGCCGTCCCGCTCGCGGACCGAGCACAACGACAATGGTTGCAGGTCGATCCGAGCCGGTAGGCCCGCCCCGTTCCGTTCTGTGATCAGCCCGAACACGTTCCCGCCCCGGTCCAGATCCACCTGCGTGGAGTACATCCACTCACAGATGTCGACCCGGTCACCGCCCGGCATCACCAGGATTGGGGGCTTCGGCATCTCGATCTGTATCCCGTCGATCCGCCGGAACACGTCCAGCGGCATCATCGACATCATGTCCGCCCGCAGCCGCAGACACGCCCACACCGCACTGTGGCGCATCGCCGAATCGGCCGTCACCCGCACCTGCGGACCGCCCGACTCCTGCCGCCGCGGTGGGACGTAGTCCAGCGCGGTCACCCCGGTCCAGGCGTTGCTGCCGCCGCCACCGAACAGGTAGGAGCGGAGTTGCCGCAGCAAGGACGCCATTCGACCCACCGAAGGCCTCCTAACCGAAACTCTGCGACAGGTCGTACGGTTTCGGCGCCTTCAAGAACGCCCACCGGGCCAGCGTCACCGCATACAACGGGCTGATGTCCACCGACCCGGCAGTGGCCTTCTTCCCCCACGCCCAGCCGCCATCACCGACGTCACGCTTACTCGCACCGGAGACCGCCGAATCCAGCTGGTGCTGGCCCAGGTGGCGGACCTGGCCCTGCTCCACGTCGTCCTGCAGCCCGGCACACGCCGCCGCGACCTGCGCGACGCCCAGCAGCCACGGTTCGAGGCCGGCATCCTTCAACTCCGGGCCCAGCGCGTCCAGCGCCAGCTTGTCGGCCACGATCGCCGGCCGCCATTCCCGGTCCTTCACCTCGACATGCAGCAGCGGCACCTTGCCGGCGAGCTCGGCCAGCGCCGGCACCAGCCAGCCCGTGCCGCGCGCATGCCGCACCACCTCGACATGCAGCCGGTCATCCTCACGCCGGCCACACCACGCGATCGCCGCCGACTGGCGGTCCCGGGCCACGTCAACCGCCAGTGCCACCCGGGAGTCGGGGGCGCGGCGCGAGTCGGGATCGGCCAGCGCCTGCCATGCCTTGATCGAGATCGGCGCGACACTTCCTGCCGGTGCGGCATCCCACGCCCCAGTGCGCTCCCGGGCGAACTTCTCCGGCAGCAGCACCAGCGACCGGCGCTCATTCTCAACATAGGCCTGCGTTATGCCCTGCGTCCCGTCGTCGCGGTAGATCTCCCACGACGGGTTAGACGATGCCCACAACGCCCGGTCGTTCAGCGCGCACGACTCGTTGTCAAGGTCGTGCATGCAGCCCACCGGGCAGTCGACCCGGCCGCCCCACTCCAGGTAGCACAGGCTCGCGTCACCGCCCGCGCGGCCGCGGTCCCGCAGCCCACGCAGCTGCGATGACGCCGTCTTGCCGGCCGACGACGTGTAGACCAGCTGCGCCTCAGGCTGCGTCGACAGGGTCGGCAGCATCGCCGCCATCTCCTCGGCGTCGATCGCGAACGCCTCGTCGAGGATCAGCTTCCCGCTGGTGAACCCGATCGCCGACTTGTCCGACCGGGCCACGTAACGAAGCCGCTGACCGCTGGCCAGCTCGATCGCCTCATTGCCGGCCGCTGTCGTGATCTTCTCGACCCGCCGGGCCAGGTGTGGTGTCCGCATGACGAGCGCGCGGAGCCGGCGGAACGCCTCCGCAGCGGTCTTGAACTCGTGCGCACTGTGCAGGATCAGGGGCGCCTCGGTCAGGAAGAGCCACGCCAGCGACAGCGCCTCCAGCACGGAGCCCTTGCCGTTCTGGCGCGGCACGATCATGCACGCCTCGAACGCCGCAGGCCGGCCGTCGGCCTGCTCGCCGAGGATCTGCTCCAGCGAATACGCCTGCCACGGGTCGAGCAGCAGGCCGGCCGACGCCGCGAGGTCAACCGCCTCGGCGCCGAACGACGACGCGGCCGGAGGAGACCAGCCGAACGTCGGCAGGACCAGCTCAGCCACTGCGCCGGGCCCGGCGCCGCTCCAGCAGCTCGTCCACCACGTCAGCCTTGGATGCTGCGCCACGCATGGCCCTGGTCATCGCCTCGGCGTGCGCCTTCGCCAGGGCCGCGGCGCCCTGAGCGGTGTAGTGGCCGGCGTCGATCAGCCGGGCCAGGCGCATCGAAACCACGCCGTCCGGCGAGCCGTCGCGCTCGGCCGCTTCCAGCTCGGCGCGGGTCGCCGCTTCGATCTCGCCCCCGATGGTCACCCCGGGGAGCGCCACAACTGGCTGCCGGCGCTCCGGGCGAGGCCTTGACGGCGAGCACCGATCGCACATCGTCCGGCGCCGTCCACGGCCGGTCTGGACGGGCAGCGCATCTCCGCACTTCGAGCACCGCACGACCCCACCTCCCGCGCTGGTCACTCCCCGTTATCGGGACGGCGGGCAATGAATTTCGCTGTAAATACGCGAGCACTTGGAT